GAAATCATCGAGAGTCATCCCGTCATTAGCAGCCAGCTGCTCCACGTTTAGGATACGTTTTCCGTCTATGAAAACGGTCGGCTGCTCGACATCGGAGTCCCATGTCATTTGCACCTGCTGGATACCGATTTTTTTCAACCTTTTCACCTCCAGCTGCGGAGTATGATAAGGACGGCCAATCCACCGGCGGATAGATAGCTCCGCATTGCGGGAATTGATCTGTTTCATGTTGTACTCCCATTTGCCCGGATCCTCACGGAACGTGTGGATCTTGGTTCCTTTAATCACTTTCTCAGGAAAGCCGGTGAGCTGGCCTCCTTTAAGATGGCCTGCCGGGAACCGGCTTGCGAGTGGTAAAACAATTTGTTTCATATACTTTTTGAATTACGTTCAAACGCCGTTCAACCGGCATTTGAACAGGGTTCTATACTATTTCGCTGCCGCCACTTTTTTCTCCCGGTGAATGGCATCTTTCACGCATCGCAAATCAAACTCCGATTTCTCCGTCACATCGATCACCTTTGCGATCTGTCTCTTGTCCGTCAGGCCGTTGGCTTGACAAATGGCAAATACATCATTGCAAGAGGTTGGCTCCAACTCAAAGAACTTACGCCCGATACGGGAATAAATCTCGTTATACCCTTTCCGGTTATGGTTCAAACCGCAATCGATACGGTGCTGGATGTAATCAGTGGATAAGAAAGTAATCCCGCATTTGCCCTCCAACCGGTTATACAGGTTGATAAAGTAGTGAAACACGTTATCGTTCAACTTGTCACCCTCATCGAATACCAAAAGCGGATTTTCCATCTGTATGATGCTCTCGATGGCCAAGTCCAATATTTCCCGGATACGCATCCCGCAAGTCTTAAAACCGAGTTTACGGGCGATCTCCCGGACAAAATCACCTTTCCGCATATCTTCATCACAAAGTATGACGAACACCTCATGATTTTTTTGTGCGTACATGGTGGCTGTCGTTGTTTTGCCGCATCCCGCACCACCCACGATCCAGCGGACTTTTTTAAACTCCTGCGCATCGCTCAGGGCATACCATATTTCCTGAAAGGAGTTCGTTTCCACGAGCTGCCAACCGGTGGCTGCGGCTGCCGGAGTAATCTGAGCGATGATATTACGGAACATATCATCGCTGATATTCTCGTACTTGCCGTTAATCACGGCACTCAGTGTACCGGCAGACACGCCGTTCAAACTCGCCGCAGCCTTTTTTTGGCTGGAATACTTCGCTGCATATACCCGGAGAGCCTCACGGATAGTGTCTTTCTCTTGCTGTGTCATTGTACTGTTCATTTTATTTTGAATTATAATTTTCCTGCTACTTTCTTTTCATTCAGGCGGATGTCTCCATTCAGCTGGTCAAACGTGATGTTGCTTATCAGTTTTGTCACCTTACCGGCGGAGAGCTGCTCCGGATCCTGACTGTACCGGCGGACACGGCGTTCAATCTCACGCTCCGTTTCTTTCTTTACACCTTTCAGTTTCGGACGTTTGAGTCCCTGTTGTTCCATGCTCACGCCGTGCGCCTGCTCGATGATCCGGGCTCCCACCTGACGCTCGATGCGATCCTCCGTGTTCGCCTCGATATTCCGGCGGATAAAGGACATTTCACCCTCGGTCTGTTCCTGAATATTCCGGTGGATAACGATATAAGGCTCCGCCGTCCGCACGAATCTCAGCTCTCCGGCCTTATCTTTCTTGTAGAGCCGTACAGAGGTATGGTCATAAGGATCATACATGGTGTAGAACTTTTGCCCCCTGTTGCTTCTGAGGAATTCGTGATCGGGAACACCCGGAGCCTCGTAAACCTCGTATGTGAACTCACGTTTCTTGATGGTTATTTTCAAGCCGTTGTCGGTATAAGTGGACGGCTTGTCCGTCATCACCCAAAACATCTCGATCATGTCGAGAACACCCACCGCCGGGGTATCAGGGTTCACGCTATTTTTGTACATTTCCATACGGCTCGATCCGGTAGCAAAATGTCTGCTTTCGTTCCATTCTTTCCGGGCGGCAGCGTATGCTGCTTTCAGTTCGGCCAAAGTGTAAAGTTTATCCTTGTTCGCCTCGATACGCTCTAAATTCGGGCGGCTCGTGTCTTTTTTGGTGGTGATATTTTGACCAGTGAACCTCCAATCCTTGTGCAGAACCTCGGCCTGAAAACGTCCGAAAACGCTCTCTATCGTTTTGGATTGCCCGCTGTATGGAGCCGTGGTTCTATGAACATGGCCGACAATCTTATCAAAGAAATGGCTGTTCTGCAGTTTCTTGTGGCCTCCCTGATTATCATGCACCAGCTCGTAAGGCTTATGACCTGATACCTGAATGGCCATGCGGTAGGCGTTATATTGCGCCTCGTAGTCCTCGCTGTCTGAAATGTGGTATCCCAAAAATACCTCCGAATAAGCATCGATGACCTCGTAAACCTGAGTGGTACGAACCACCAGCTTACCGTCTTTGTCGTAATCCTTGTAATACAAATTGATTTTCGTACCGTCACCATACCACAAGGAGTCACGCATCGAGGGAAGCTCGGTCTTATTCTTGCGGCTGTAACGCTGGTGGGCTTTCAGCTCCCCGTGAACAGCATCGTACCACAACGGTTCGATGTCAGGACGATTCAGGAACCCACGGAGACTCTGAATGCTCCGGAGCTGTTTCCAGCCTTTCTCGCCTGCAATCCGGTTGAATTCCACGAATATTTGAGCATCTGTATAAACGGGAACGCTGCTACGCTTTAACGCTATAATCATGTTACCGGCTTCCTCGGTTATTTTCAGGGTGTTATCATTTCCCATTTTTTTGCTGATCAGACAGGAATACCCCTCTTTCTTGTATTGGTTTATCTTGTCTTTCAGCCGGGCGGCGTTTTCAGGCAGCGTGTGGCCATAAGAATCACGGAGGCAGTCTGCCGTTCCGATAATCGTTTCCCATACTTTCTTTGTACTTCCACCCAAAGCCTTGCGATAGCCCTCCCGGTCATTCAGGATGGATACCAACTCGTTCAGTACCGAGGCGTTTATGGTGTATTCCTCTTTTTTCCTTTCGGTAAGGCTCACCATCTCGCCGGCCTTGTCATATCGATAATTCTCAAAGAATGTTCGGGCGGCATCATCTATTTTAAGCCTGTCTTTCATACACTGCTCTTTGATTAGCTCCACCGGATCACCATACTTTTGCTCAAAGCGGATCCGATAGCGTTCAGGTAGGGAGGGATAGCTGTACCGGGCATATCCATCGAGGCCACCACCACGGTCAACCCTTTGAATTTTGCCACGATATAGCAAAGAATTCAAAGTACCTTTAGGTATTACTGTAAGCAATTCCTCGTAGGTTACGCATACTATTTTATTAAAATACTCCATACCTTTTTAAACTTTGTCCCCGGAGGCGGAGTCGAACCACCTCAAAAGACCGTCCGGGATTTTTCTTACCTTTGCAAAATCAAATCGTTATCATCATGGAAACATCATTTTGTATTACCTTTTACATTGATCAGGAGATTGACTATCCTGACAGCGTTCGCAAAGCCGTTGCAAATCATCTAAGGAGATTGAACCTGAGATACAGAAGTAAGCCTTATTATCCCGAATCCGGATGGTTAACCCCCGCGTTTGGAGTTCCGGTGGAGTTGAGTTTCTATACGTCAATTCCAAAAGGCCGGCCAAGCGGAAGTAAGGCTCTTCATCAAGTTCTAAAAAACGCCGTGAACGAGATTGAGAGGGAGCATAAGGAGGTTGTAAAGACAGCCATAGAGAGGGCGTGTCATCCATCTCGTTGACGATTTCGGGGCATCTTGCGGAGTACAAGGTTCTTTCCGCATCAAGCAGATCTTCAAACGATTTTCTGATAATGTTATCTTCTTTAACGTGAAATACTCTTTTCATGATTAATCCTCCTTTATATTTAATGGTACTTTCTTAATCAGGCGGGCGGCATTGGCAAAATTCAAGACCACCACGGCAATCGCCCAAACCGGGCTGTCATCAGTTATACATAAAAAGCATAAACTCAGGCAGAAATACCACACGTAAAACTTTTGCCTCGCAGTCAAAGAGAAATACTCTTTGAACTCATCTCCAAAGAGGAGTAAAAACTTCTTTTTCATGCCATATCCTTTTGATTACCGATTTCAACTCCGCCACGCTCAATGGCTACTTTACGAATAAGCCTCGCCTTGCTGCTGTTACTGCGATAAACCAAAGCCTCCCAAACAGCTTTGCTCGTGACTTTAAAATCCTTTGAGATTTTCTTGATCTCACCACGATCTACTACTATTCGTTTTCTCATATCACTTGTTTTTAAAAGTTATTCATTGCCATATCAACCGTTTTCACTACCTTTACAGCCGGTAATATTAATACGGTGATGCAAATATCGAAAAATTATTTTCGACAAGCAAGTGTATTCGCAAATTTATTTTCTATGATAAAAGATAGAATTATACAAATAATTGAAAGCAAGGGGATTGCAAAAGAATCATTCTATACAAAAATAGGAATGACATCAGCAAGTTTTAGAGGTAAGGCCAAAAGTATGCCTTTAAATTCCAATGCAATCGAAAATATATTATCGGAAATACCCGATCTAAATGCGGAATGGTTGCTCACAGGAAAAGGATCCATGTTAAAAGAAAGCTCTCAAGCTATATCCACCCCTACTATCAATTATGAATATAAAGGAGCACCTTATTATAATGTAGATTTTATTGGCGGTTTCGATCTCGTCTTAAATGATCAAACAATTAATCCGGATTACTATATAAATTTTGAGCCTTACAATAAACCCGGTGTTGTATGGTGCAATATTACAGGGCACTCTATGGAACCCGAATTAAGCAATGGTGACTATATCGCCCTCAAAGAAATGACCGATCCCGTCCAATATCTCCCCTATGGAGAGATATACGCCATCGTGACAGAAAGCTATCGGACTGTCAAACGAATAGGGAAAGCAGAACAAAAAGATTTTATTCGTTTAATTCCCACCAATAAAAGCCCGGAATACAGCCCACAAGACATTCCTATTTCCATGATACAGAAAGTATATGCCGTATTAGGAAGTATGCACAGATTGTTCTAAATAAAAGTGACACACGCACGTTTTCAACACAGATAAAACAGAAATCACAGCTACCTTTTTATAAATCAACATATTACTCTATCATACATGCTGATTTGCATTATTCTTTATATGGTATTTTTCCCCCTTGAATAATACATAAAGCCATAAAAATGGGTTATAAAATGGTAACTTGTATAATTCAACCCATCTTAATTTTACTTAAATTGCATAACCAAACGCATAACCAATCAGCGCATTTCGTTTTTTTCTTGACAAATTTGCATAACCAAACGCATAACCAACTGCATAACCAAGCTGCAAAAAACGAAATATTCCCGCTAAAATCGCCTCTCTCCTCCCCATCCTATTTTCGCTATTTTGAGCACTAA